TCGTCAGGCGGCGGTCCAGGTTGTCGCGCTCCAGTTCCTTGACGCGATCGGTCAAGAGCGAGATCAGGTCGTGCGCGTGGTTCGTTCCTCGCTGGTTGATGTCAACGCGCGACTCCAGTAGGTCGCACGCCTCGCGCATCTTCAGCGCCTTCTCGTTCGAGATCGAGCCAGCAAGCGGGATCAGAATGTCAGCCAGCGTCATCGTCACAAGCCTCCTCCAGAGCCTTCGAGATACAGCCTTCTTCGTCGTACAGCCGCTCGGCGAGGTAGTCCGAAAGCTCCTTCACGGAATAAACCCCGACGATCTCAAGGTCTTCGACAAGGCTCGGGTCCGGACCAAAGCCCTGCGTTGATCCGAGGTACACGGACGCCTCGATGTCCATGCCGTTCCACCTGAACTCGACGCGCCTCTCAGACACCTCCGCCTCCCGTGCGCTTCATCCACTCAAGCTGGCACTGCCTCGTACAGAAATGCCGGATCGACATCCGGCGCGTGTAGATGGTGGGGGCGAACTTGCCCCCACACGTTGCGCAGGTAAGGACGACACGCTTGATCTCTTCGAGCGTGAAGCCTTGGTTCGGACCTCTCCCCCTGCCAGCCATCACTCGGCGTACTTGTTGAAGACCGCGTTCGACGACTTGCAGACTGCGATCAGGTCCGCTGGAACCTGAACACCGGCTGCCTGGGCCTCCACGATGGCGTGGATGCAGCTCACGATCTCGGCGCAGTTCTTCTTGTACTTGCTGGCACGCATCGCAGCGATCCGCTCCAGCTCCGCCTTGGCCTCGGCCTCACGCTCTTCCAGCGAGCGCCGCTTCCGCTGCTTGACTTCTTGCTCGCTCACGTCACGCCCCCTTGACGTAGTACGTCATGCCGCGACGACGGCCCTTGGTCTTGATCTCCTTGCCGATGACCTCGCGGATCTTCGGCATGAGGCGACGGGAGTCCTTGGAAGCCCCGATGGCCTCCATCACCTGCTCGGCACGAAGGCCGGGATGACGCTTGACGTGCTCCAGGAACTTCGCGGCGACGGCTGCGGTGTCGCCGCTCGCCTTCTTGGCCGCCACCGGCTTCGCCGAAGCGGGACGCACGCGACGCTTCACGGCACGAGCCGACGCAGACGGAGCCGCCGTGGGCTCGGCGTCGCTCCCACCGATGGCCTGAAGCACCTTGCCCTTGATGTCGATCGTGATGGCCCCGATAAGGGCCGAGACGCACTTCTGAACTTCGCTCATGTCAGTCCTTCTTTTCCTTGCGGACTCTTTCGATCCGCCCGTATCGCCTCATTCGTTGCCTGTGCATTGCGCACAGACCCCGCCCAAAGTGTTGCTTCGGGCAGCCGGGGACGCCGCACAAGCGAACGCCTCCCTTGTATCTTTCCTTGAACTTCGGCCAGCGATCAGACTTCATCGCCTTCGACCGAACCCTTGCGCCGTTCTTCCAGGACGAGAGCAGCGTACTGCCAACGCTTGTCCGCTTGCTTGCCGTCAGACTCCTGGGCAAGACCGGCGTTCACGCCTTTCAGCAGAACGGCATTGATACCAGCCGTCGTGTCGGTCGTCAACGATCTCCATGTCTGAGATGCGAACGGGCTCTTGCCGCCAAGCTCGTCGTCAAGCCACGACATATCGCGAGTGTCGAGTGTGATGGTCAGGCCGCACGCGGTTTTCACGACGGGTTCTCCGTCCGCGTCACCAAGGGCTTCGATCACGTCGTCTGCGTTGCCCTTGCGCTCGGACTCTTCAGCGCGCTTCTTGGAGTCCGAAGCCTTCTTGGCCAGCTCGCCGAGCGTCTTGGGAGCGTCCTTGACCTCGAACTCGGGCTCGCGCTCACCAAGCTCGAACGCCTCTGCGTCCGCAGCAATGCGCTGCATGTCCTGAGAGAGCGGGAGGATCTTGCGCAGACGGATGATCGGCGTCTTGCGGAACATCTCGATCGGCTCGGTGTTCCACGGCGACTTCTCGGGCGAGAACGCCTTCTTGAGACACTTCTGCCGCAGTCGCGCCAGCTCGTCCTTCCACAGCACCATGAACACGACGCGCCCGGTGTCCTTGCGGCGCGCGCAGGCGTACGCAGCCACAACCTTGTCGGGGTCCGTGTGGTTCACGTTCTGGTTCGGCCTGTGGATGATGCGCGGGTCAGAGCCCTCCTCGACCGAGAACTCCTCGCCCTCGAACGCAACCTTGCCCCACACGTCCTCGACCTCGGACGCACGGCGATACACGTTGATGTAGCCCATGTAGCCGATGACGTACGTGGCCTCCGATCCGTACGGGATCAGCGACGCATGCACGCCGTCAACCGGTAGGCCAACCTGCGCCGCCTTGTAGAGCGCCTTGCGGATCGTCTCGGGTCGGCAGGACGCCAACTTGTCGTTGTCGCGCAGCGCCATCGCGACCTCGAAGAACCGAGCCTCCGCCTTCTCGCCGCGCATGAATGCCGGGAGCATCCCAGCCAGAGCAGAACGCTCCGACTCGATGACCGTCACCAGCGCGTTTGATCTCTGACCACCGATAGCAGGACTCATTGCTTCCTTCCTCCCTTTCGTGTGAACACCCTCGTTGTGACGGTGCTTGCTTCCTTCGCCTTGTAGTGCCGGGTCTGCGTTTTCCAGGTGTACGTGTAGCCGCCGACCGTAGCCTCCGTGGCATCACCCATGGCCGCCATGAGGGCGACCTTGTGCGCGTCCATCTCCTTCTCGATCTGCGCGCTTTGCTCGCGGAGTTCCTCCAGGCGCGAGGCCGTGGCCTCACACTCCGAAGGAAGCAGGATCACCTTTCCGGTGTCCTTCGGCCACATGCGCTGCATGATCTTCACGTCCTGGCCCATCGGCGGCGGCGGCGTGTCCTTGTCGATGAACTTCTCCTTGAAGTCCAAGAGTACGCCCATGATCCACTCTTCGACGGCGGGGTCGCGATCGAACTCCTCGTAGGACACCGTAGGCGGGAGCAGCGCCGACGCAATGCCGTTCGTGGGCTCATTGCCGGGCGAGTCGTGAGCAACGACCATCATGTAGAAGGCGCATTGAACCTTGGCCGCCCACGGCGCACTGTCGCGCCAGTCTCGCTTCGCCCACGTCGGAGCCTTCATCTCCACGATCTTGCGATGCCCCATATGCAGGGCCTCGCCATCGACGCTCGCCATGATCCAGTCGTACTTGGGGTGCTGAACGCAGTAGCCGGGACGCACCTCGCACCCAAGGTCACGCGCAAGCATGCGGCGGTGCAGATCCTCGGTGTCCAAGCCCCACTGAAGCTCGGCGGCAAGCTCCTCCTGCTCCGTTCGCTCCTCGTCCGTCTTCGGCTTCTCCAGCCTTCCCGTGAGCTGCAAGAAGACAGACAGGGGAGTGCCGCGCACCTTGACGCCCATCTGCGCAATCTCAGGGTTTCCGCCCAGCAAGATCGCACAGGCCGCGTGCCCACCGATGCGCCCCTTGTGGTACTCGTGCCACTCGGGCGACCCTGTTTGTATGTTGACGATCGGCATGTTGTGTACTGTACACTACGTGCGCTATCGGTCAAGCGGCACGATCGGACTTTTTTGCAAGGCGTATGTACCGTACGCTTCGGAGGTTAGGCAATGCGCGTGCTTGTGACTGGGGGACGCAACTACAACGACGCCGCGTTGGTCATGCGGATCCTCTGTGACCTGAAGCCGACCGTCGTGATCGTCGGCGACGCTACCGGGGCCGACAGCCTTGCGTGGGCTTGGTGCTCGCAGTTCCGTGTTCCGTGCAGCCGCTACTTTGCGGACTGGAGCACCTACGGCAAGTCGGCTGGACCGATCCGCAACCAGCGGATGCTCGATGAGGGCAAACCGGATCTGGTCGTCGCGTTCCCTGGCGGTCGCGGGACGGAGGACATGGTGCGCCGTGCCGAGCGCGCTGGCATCCAAGTCAAACGCCCGGAACCGGCTCAGGAGAAACCGGCTCCGGGCGAGGGGAGGAGATCAGGTTCCGAACCTTAGTGACCTTGCCGCTCAAGTCAAGAGCGACCCCCCGCGACCACGGTCAGTAGCCGCGAGGGGCTGCCGGAGAATCGTCTTGCAGCGACCGTGGCCGCACGGCAAGATGTCGAGCGAATCAAGCGCGACGTGAGCATCGTACCCCGCTCCCGACGCTTCTTCAAGACCTGGGTACGAGGTGTTTGCTCCATGAAGCGCAGCGGCTCCGACTACTGGAAGCTGTACCACGACGATTTCTTCGACGACGAGCTGGTGCTCCCGTTGTCGGCTGCGGAGGTTGGGATCTACCTCTGGCTGCTCGGCCTACAGGCCAAGCACGGCAGCCTACCAGGATCCGACGCGGCGCTCGCTGCGATGGGTCGGAGGTGGGGCCGAGACTGGGGGAAAGCGTGGCCGAAGCTCGCCAAATTCTTCCCGACAAACGACTCTGGAAACCGCGAGAATCCTCGGCAAGCGTTCGAGCTGTCCGAGGTTGATGCGTCGCGATCAAAGCAGACTAGCCGAAAAGCCCGTTGGAGGGATCAGAAACGGGCCTTGTCCACGGGGACAGGCGCGGGACAGGGACGTGGACAGGACGGTGACGGAGACGCCTTGTCCCGCACGAGAGGAGAGGAGAGGAGAGAAGAGGAAAGGAGAGAAGAGGAGACAAGACAAGACATGCCTCCTGCGGAGGCTTCCGCGAACAAGTCGCGGTCCCCCAAGCGGCAGAAGCCCAAGACCGAGCGCGCTCCAGCGACCGGACCCGAGGCCGAGATCATCCAAGCCTTCGAGGCTGCCTTCCTGGCGAAGCGCAAGGCCACCTACGCCTTCGAGGGCGGAAAAGACGGCTCAGCGGTCAAGCGACTGCTCGCGTTCGCTGGAGGCGATCCTAGAGCGGTTATAGACCGAATCCCGCTTCTGTTCGCTGACGAGTGGTACGGGCCCAAGGCGACCCTCTCGATGTTCGTCATGGCCTGGAACAAGCTGCCGGTCCACAAGCTCAAGGCCGTCGCGACCCCCACGTTCGACGAGTTCGAGTACACCCGCAAGCGGCTCGCCCAGGAGGAGGAGCGCCGACGCCTCGCATCCGGGGGTGGGGCATGAGGGCCTCGCCGTTCACGATCCTGACCGAGGACGAGCTGCCCGAGAGGCTTCGAGGACTTGATCCTTACGGAAGGGTTGAGGCTGCCTTGGTCGGTCGCATCCTGATGGACGAGGGGGCCATGCTGAAGGCCATCCGGCTCGGGGTGGACGACACCTACTTCGAGCACGAGGTCTTCCGTCGAGCCTGGGTCGCCGCGCGGTCCTGCCAAGCCAAGGGGATCCCGTGCGACATGCACTCGATCCGCGCCGAGCTGCGCACGATGGACCCCGAGGACGACACCCTATTCTCCGAGATCGCCCTCCTGTTCGAGTCGCCCGGCTACAACGCACACGTCAAGCACTTCGCCCGGATTCTGCGCTACCGGGCCGGTCGCCGCCTCGCCGAGAGCGCCTGCAAGCTGCCTGGAGAGGCTGAATCCATCGAGGACTACGCAGCCGAGGTAATCCACACCGGGAACGAGATGGTCAAGATCGCCGGGGCCATCGTGGACGACGGCTCAGAGGACCAACGCTCGCAGTGGCAGGTGATGGACGACGACCTGGAGGCCGCCGTGCAGGGCAAGCAGGGCGTGATGACCGGACTGCGCGACCTCGACGCAATCCTCGGAGGCATTCGCCACGGCGAGTACGTCGTGGTCGGTGCCCGCCCCGCTGTCGGAAAGTCAAGCCTTGCAATCACGGCGTGCGTCAACCTGCTCAAGCAGAACCCAGAAGCCAGGATCTTCTACGCCTCGCCCGAGATGACGACGCCTGAAGTCCTGAAGCGGCTTGTCTCGGCCAGAGCCAAGGTGTCAACGCGGCGCTACGAGACGCAGGGGCTTCTCGCTGGAGAGCGCGACAAATGGATGGACGCTCGACAAGAGTTTGAGCGGGCCAAGATCCGCGTGTCGCACAAGGGTATGCACGACCCAAAGCACGTACGCGCTGAAGCCATCCGCCTTGCCGGTGAGTGGGGTGGGCTCGACCTGATCGTCGTTGACCACCTACACGTCATGCGCGGAGAAGGAAAGAGCCTGAACGAGAAGATGACGGCGATCTCTCAGTCGATGCTATACCTGTGCCACGAGGTGGACGCACCGATGCTCGCGCTTGCCCAGCTCAGTCGAGACCTTGAGAGGCGCGACGACAAGAGCCCTCAGCTTCACGACCTTCGTGACTCTGGATCACTGGAGCAAGACGCGAACACCGTCATCATGCTCCACCGTGACACCAGCCTTCGGCCTGAAGACTTCAGGCACGAGATGGACATTCACGTTCGTAAACTGCGACGCGGAGACCCGTGCTCGGTCAAGGGGACGTTTTTAGCAGACTGCACGCTGATCGAAGACTACTGGCCCAAGAAGGCTGAGGTCTGGAACGGATGAGCAAGACTACGCACAAGGTTCCTGAGTCGTGCTTTGCTGGATACAAGGCGGACGGCTCCCCGATGATGGTCACGTCACGCTGCCCGCACTGCAAGGAGTCAGTCATGTGGCTGCCGATCGACGACGGATCGCCATCTGGATCCGCTCGGTGCCTGTCTGCCGTGGGGATGAAGAAGTCAACGGACGGGGAGTGGGTTGCCTTTGCGCATGGAGATACGTGCAAGGGTCGAAAGCGAGGGACCGGAGCGTCGGTGTACGACACTACGGATCCATTCCTGAACTAGGCCCTAGCGCGCCTGTTCTGCCACACGGCAAGCTCACGACGACCGGCCTCTGTCAGACGCAGCGTGATCCTGCCGTTGTCTGAGGCGGATGATCGCAGCCACACGAGCGTACACCAACTGCGCCCGATCCAGTATTCGACGTGCGCGCCAGTGCCTTCGTGCGGCTCCTTGCAGGCCATCCGAGTGAGCACCTTGAGCGCCTCCGCGTCGGCACGCGAGTATGGCTTCATTCCCATTTGATCGGCTTCCTCGGAAGGTAGCGGTCGAAACTCTTGGGCTTGAGAGCCGCCCAGGGTGATGTGTCCCACCAGTAGTGATCCCGTGCGCAGCGCAACTCGTATGAGGTAGCTGAACCCGCAATGGAGCGCATCGCCCCGGTGCGGATGATCTTGACCTCGTGACACGTTGGGCACCTGTGTCCGCTTCTCAGACGGTAACGCTTCATATCCAGCGGATGACAGGGCACGCGCCCTGCCGAGACATGGAGATAATCAGGGCGTCGGCGAAGTCGGGAGAGGCACCAGTCCTTGCGCGCAGTTTCTTCTTCGGCTCCAGCTTGAACAGCCCTTTCTCGATATCTGGCTCGATGTTGATGTGATCGAGATCCTTCCAGAACAACGTGTACTGCCTAGGGATCGACATCTTTCCCTTCATAAGACACTGCCTAAGCGCGAACGAAAGTTCAGCCTTCCTGTTCGCGAAGCGGATGTCGCCCACAAGCTCGCGCCAGTCGCCAAGCGGAGATCCACCAGACTGCACGGCGTCGCACTCGATCCCAGCCTCACGCAAGCGGTCAACGATGGCACCGCCGATTCCGTCAACCTCGACGTGTACGTTCCCAGGGACAACGCCCCACTCGCGGGCAAGTCGCGCGACGTGTTCGGTCGAGATCGTCGTGTCTGGCGACTGCCAGTGCTGGAAGTTCACGAGCATCCCGTCTTCGACGAGACAGGCCACGTTGTTGTCCGCTCCGCTTCTGGCAACGTCAACGCCCATGTGGCGTCCCTTGTCGCTCGGGAACTGCTCCGCTGCGTTCTCAAGCAGCCACAGCGGGTAGAGCTGTAGGTCAGCGCCCTTGGTCGGGAACTGCCCAAGCACGCGCACTGTCCACTGGAGCGAGTTCTCCCCGTACGTCTCGCGCATCTCCTCGATCCACGCGCGGTCCATGATGTTCTCGGGAACGTCGAACGCGCTGATCGAGTGGAGCGACCAGTTTTCGCTCTTGCGCTTGAAGAGTTCGGCGAACCCGCCTGTCGAGCGGTTCGGGTTGCCAAGCAGTAGCAGGTACGAGTTGGGCCGCGTCAGGTATCCGCGAATAGCGTCAAAGACGTAGTTCTCGCAACCAGAGGCTTCGTCGATGACGACGAGAAGCTCTCCGTGCTCGCCCTCGGCGTGGAAGCCCTGGAACTGCGTCTCGTCGTCGGATGCGATGCCAGTCGCATACCACTGAGGTGCAACCTGCCACGCCTTCGTCATGCAGGTTCCAGGCAGCTTCTTCTTCGACGTAGCCACAACCTGCCGGATGTTGCGCCAGAACGGTCCATACAACTGAGCGCCAGTTGCGGACGTTGTGACGATGATGGAGTCCTTTCGCGTTGACAGGAACCACGCGACGATGCGCGCGGCCAGTGCCGTCTTTCCGCTCCCGTTACAGCTTGCGACTGCGACGCGCTTGACCTTGAGAAGGTCGTTCGTGATCTCCTCCTGCTTCGTCCACGGCGTCCAGTTCAGAACGTCCCGAAAAAATAGCAGGGGCTTGTTCTTGTAGATCGAGTACGGCGCTTCCGTTTCCGGGTCCAATTTCGAGGATCTCTCCTCCAGCGCCATCTTCCATAGCTTCGCGCCCGATCCTCGTGACGATGACCTTTGCGGTTTCATTGGGGAGTTCTTCAAGCAGGATGTCCAGGATCTTTCCGAGGCGGTCTTGGTACTCGCGCTCCGTCAGCACTTGCTCGCGCTTGAGCGCAAGCTCGATCGCCTTCTCGGCACGGGTGCTGCGCTTGTCGGCTTTCTCAAGCAGCTTCTCCCACGAGGCGTCGTAGTCGGCTCCTTCCTTGATGAGTTCGCCCATCTCACGGAAGGCCCTGTCGGCTCGTTGATCGTCACCACGAGCAATGCCGTCGTTGTACTGCTCATAGAGGCTCTTGAGCTTGTACCTGAAGTCAGACGTGTCTCCCTTCTCAAGCCGCTTCGCGATCTCGTCCATGCGAAGGTCGTAGAGGGCGATCACGGGCTCAAGCGCCATGATCGAGGGGTTGTTGCGCGCCTTGTTGTACGCCTCCCTCAGCCGTCCGAGCGAGTCCTCAAAAAGCGCCTGTAGCTGATTGCTTCCTACCATGTGCGGGTCGTCGTATCGCCTGTGTTGTAGGCAGTAGTCGTAGTGAGGACGACACAGCCGCCTGCATCGCTCTCCGGTTCTGCGTGAGACAGCATCACACCTCTTCGACCCCTTGGGGACGATCGGATCCTTCATCCACGGGTTCGGTGGAGGGTAGTCCGGATTCCAGTCGCCATTGGGAAAGCGTTTCCTCGCCAGCGCGTGTAAGGCGGCAAGCTCCTCGCCCTCCATCATGGATCCATCCGGACGCTGATAGTGTCGATGCGCGGCCATCGTCGAACTCCACTAGGCTCCCATCCGTCGCGATGGCGAACCGCTTCCCTTCGTTGTCAAACGTGGTTTCCCAGAACGAGCCGCACCGATCGACGATCGCAGCCAGCATGCGAATGCGCCGAGCGCGCTCTCCGTGGACGATCGTGCGTGCCTTGGCGACGGCGGCGACACGGCCCTGCTCCGTGGGAAGCTCCCTTGAACGAGCGACGGCAGGCGACGACGCCCTCGGCGTGTACTGGTTCGAGCGCACCTTGTAGGGAGACAGCGGGCCGGTTGATCCGGTTCGCGTCCACCGCTTGTGGTGCATCTGGCACAAGTCCTTCATGTAGTGCTTGCGCCCACACCCAGGAATGCCGCAGATGCCGGTCGGATGCCGCTTCCAAAGCCTGTCGTGCGGTCCCTTGGAAGCCTCAGAGCACCGACGCTTCCTCTCGTCAGGTGTCATCGCCATGGGTTACGTGTGGATGATGAGCCACTTGCTGCCGTCGCAGAACAACTGGGCTTTGTTGTACTGGCTCGAAAGGGCGTAGGTTCCAGAGCCGTTGATAGTTTCGCTGCCATCGGCGTCGAAGGTGACTGCGTTGCCGCTGGAATCGACCTTCATGGCAGTGACCGACTTCCCTGCCATCGTGGACGCTGCGGGGAGTGTCAACGTGATGGCTCCGCTAGTTGCGTCACACAGCAGCAGTTGATCGTCGGACGTGACGGTGTAGCTCGCCGTCTTCGTTGCATAGTCCGGGCACAGCCTGTTGGCGAGGTTGTCGTTCAGCGCATCGACGATCTCAGCGCCGGTCATCGTGTACGTGAGCGTCGTTTGGAGGGTTGTCATGTCGTTCTCATGCCGCTTCCTGGCCCCACCAGCTCCACGAGAGCTTGCGAGCCGCGTTTGCAAGGGTTGTTACGGTCCACTGCTTCAAGACGCCGGTAGCGGATGCTGGGCGGTTCGTGGAGTGCGTAACGACAAGAGCGTCGTTCACGTATCCACGAATGGCCGAGTTTGCCTCGTCCATCTCGACGCGCAGTTTGTACGCAGTCGAGCCCGCGAATGCTGCGACGCCTTGCGTGACAGTCGCCGTCGATCCATCGCACGTCACGAACGCCCACGCGGGCGTAGATCCAGCGCCAGCCGTGTTATCTCCCGCTCCCGTGTCGTAGCGGAAGCCAGCAACGTGCTCGGTCGTCGGAGTGGCCTTGCCGGAGATGTCCGCGCTCGTGTAGCAGACCCACCAGCGCATGTTCGTGATGGTAGCCGCGCTGAGCACCTTGATCGTGTCGCGAGGACTCCAGTCACGAAACGTGACGTTCGTTGTCGTGATGCGGCCAGCGACGTTTCCAGAAGTCGTTCCGGTCGTGCAGACCTCGTACGCCCCAGTGACCGTATCGGCGTTCGTGCATGTGCCAAGGGCTGTTGGGTCTGCTGGCAGTCCAAGCCGCGAAACAGTTCCCGTCGCGCCAGAGGTTCCAACGTCGTGCGTGACGATGGTGATGCGCCGATCGAAAAAGAACGGCCTGATCCACTCGCGGGCAAGGTGTCCAAGCGAGTTTGACTTCGGGATCTTTGAAGCAGCCGCCGTAGTCGTGGCGTCTGAGATCCCGCCTGCGGGCAGCCCGGTGCAGTTCGTCAGCGTGCCACTCGCTGGCGTCCCCAGGGCAGGCGCAACAAGCGTCGGAGAGTTTGCGCGAACGATTCCGCCAGTACCAGTTGCGCTTGCACCGCCAAGCGTGTCAACCATTGCGGAAACGGTTGTGTCGTCAAGCACGGTTCGAGCAGCCGTTGTGACGACGCTCGCGTCAAGCGACCACGACGATCCAGAGCTAGAAACCGTGATGTCGCCCTTGTCGCCGTCAGCGACGACGGCCTTGATCTTCTTGATCCATAGCCACAGGTTTGCCGGACGACCACCAGATGCCATTACGCACCTGTCCTCGTGAACTTGTGACCGTCCACCGTGATCTTGTTGATCGTGCCAGCGTACGCCTTCAGCGTCTTCGAGTTGTTCGCCATGTAGCCGTCGAGGACCACGACGCGCATGCCAGCCTCGATCGTTTCGGCGTAGACCACGTTGTCAGGCTCGGTTGTTCCACCAACGAGCACGACCAGCTTGATCGCCGATGTGTCGGTGTTGGTCGCCCACAAGTACCAGAAGTCTGCGTCGTCGGTGCTGGACGTTGCCGTGTCGATGGTCGCTGCACTACCGGCAGAACTGACTGCAACCAGCTTCGGGGTTCCGTTGGCACAGCCGGACAAGAACTGCGGTGTCAGGTCGTCGTAATCAGCCACGGTTCAGGATCCTTCCGGCTGCATAGGACTTGGTGGGGCTTCTCTCGCGGCGCTGCTTGGGAATGCGCTGAACGCGCGTGTGAAGCTGGAAAAGCCTCACGTCGTACGTGTCGTCCGGTCGAGTGAAGACAACGCGGAATCTGATCGCCTCGAACAGGTAGACCCCAGGCTTGTAGTCAACGTAGTCGCCGGTCACGCCATCGACCGTCAATCGCATCTGGATCTTGGCGGTGCAGTTCGATTGGCCCGGAATGCTTGTGAGCCAGCCTTCGGGGGTCCACTGCGCGTTCTCTGGTCCGGCAATCGAGGACAGCGAGCCGAACTCAAGCGGGTGGACTTGGTACGCCTCCATCCACGCCTCAACGTACGCGCGCTCGGCGATGGGGGCCGAGAACTTCAGCGTCACCGTGGTTGCCGCCGTCGTGTAGTTCCCTGTGAGGCTGGAGCCCGTGAACGTGATGCACGGTCGTCCGGCGACCGTCGTGCGCTGGAGGTCGGTGACGCTTCCGCCGCCAGCGATGCCGGTGTTGTACCAGCCGCCCTCGGGGCCGTAGTCCTCCCACACGAACGCTTCCAGCTCCGTCGCACGCTCGATGTCCGTGGCGAAGCCTGAGTACGTGACTGCCGACGAGCATCGCCCCCTGCCGTCCTTGGACCGCAGGTAGAGCGTTCCGACCGGATCCCCAGCGGCGTTCGTCTGCCCGCTGGCCCAGTTGGTCGTGGGCCCGATCTCGGTCGATCCGGGGGGAGCTGACCCGACCGGATCGCCAAGGATCCACCCGCCGCGCCTGACCTCGTAGGACAGCCCTGCGCTGACGACGGGCAGCGTCCAGGAGTATCGAGCACCATCGCTTCCAAGCGCAGCAGAGAGCGCGCTGGGGGCCTCTGGGGCCGCGCTAGACACCGTGAGCAGCACGCGCGCCTTGGCACAGCGCGAGAGGCTAGGACGCGCCCCAGAGCGGCTCTCGGGCTGGATGGCGACCTCGACGACCGAACCGGCCTCAGAGCCAGGGCTCTTGATGAGGGCGCTCGTGGCCGGGCCGTCGAGGCTTCTGGCGAGTTCCCATGTGCCGTTCTCCAGGCGTGCGTGCAGGTGGACCTTGCGGACGTGGCGAGCCGTCTCGGGCTCCAGCTCCCACGACAGCCCCAGGTAGGGCTCGGCAACGCCAGCCGCCGTGATCTGGGACACCTCGCGCATGGACACCGACGTAGGCGTTCCGGGGACCGTCCGAGATCCAGTCGGAGCCCCGGTGAGCAAGGACACGCTCGCGGGAAGGTCCGTGGTCAGGGTGTCAACGTCGTACACGTCGCTATCGTACTGAACCCACTCGACCTTGCGAGAGAGATCCTCGCCCAACGTGGTCGATGTGACCTGAGCGAGGAACTGTTCGCTGGAGGAGAACACGACGTACGGGTCGTCCTTCGCCGGAATGGTCACGAACGACGACACCGTGATCGAGTCTCCAGCGGCGTACGTTCCAGCCGGAGAGGAAACGGTCACGGTCTCCATGTAGTCAGCGACCGACGTTCCCGATCCCGTCTGCCCAAGGGCGTTCATGCGGACGCGCACGTAGTAGGTCGTCGCTGCGGCAAGCGTGACCGAGCGATCAAGGACGACAGTAGTCGCAGTGGCCGAGGCGATTCGCCCGCTCTTGCCCCACGGAACAACGTCGTGCGCGAGCGCGAACACGTCTCCAGGTTCAAGCGGAAGCGCGTCAGGGCCGCTCTCGAACGAGCCAGTCTTCTTGATGAGCCGGTTGACCTTCAGGCGGAACAGGGCATCGCGAATCGCCTGCGATCGACGTGTGATCCCAGGCAGCGAGATGTTCTCTCTGCGAAGGTCTTCGTCCGAGTAGGTCGTCTCCAGCAGCGGATCATCCACGTTGACCGTGGACCGCGCGAAGTTCTGGTCGCGGTCGATGAAGTCGATGGCGTAGCTGTTCGTGGCGTCAACGCGGTCGATGTACTCGATCTCGAACGTGCCCTCCTTGATCTGCGAGTGACCAATCAAGGCCACCGGATCGCGGGGACGCTCGTGCTTGAATCGGATCCTCTTGCCCTCCTGGATCGCGATAGCACGCCCGACAGCGCACACCTCAAGCAAGGTGTCCCACACAGAGCGGAACGTGTCCATCACGCCGTCGAACTGGAACCGAGGCTCTCGCAGTTCAGCCGATCCCGTGACAGCCGTGGGGTTGATGACGGCAGAGTAGTATTGCCCGTCTGTCCACGGGTCTCCGTACGTGGCGGTGTCGTACTTGAGCGTCACCGTGTACTGGTCGGTGCCGTTGTCGTACGAGATGTCAGTGATCTCCCAGCCCGAGGGAACGCCAGTATTCGCGTAGTTGATGTTGACGCTCATCCCAGACGTGGGGACGGACGAGAAGCCAACGTACGCACCAACGATCCAGCGTGTCGGCGGAGCTTCCCCAGGCCAGAACTGCACCTCGATGCCACCGTATCCGCTGTTCAGCGTCGAGTCGTACTTGAGGTCAGAGATGTCGCTGGCCGAGCCGCTGTTCAGTGTTTGCAGGTTGCCGGTGCCGTCGTACACCAACTCGTCGCAGTAGTCGGCCCATTCCTTCGCGCTGATCCAGTCGATGTCTTCCTCGGAGAACGACGCACCTGCCCCGTAACGCTTGTTCAGCAGGATGTCGCACGCCACCCAGGCCGGGTTGCGCGTCCACCCATACGTGACAGCGGACCCGTCGTAGATCGGGCACTGGCGACCCTTGGTCAGAACGGTGACGGTCGGGACTGACGAGTTGAGCTGCTCCGAAGCCTTGATCTTGAGGCCCAGGATCGCGGTGTTCGGGTACGCGAGCTTGGTGTCGAGCTTTGTATACAGAGTGCGCCAGACCGCCTGCTCTTGAACGTACTGAGAAGTCGAGTCGTAGTTCACGCGGAGCATCGACACGCGCACCTTCATGCGGCGCAGCGAGCCAGACGGAGCGGTGAAGACGTGGCCTGAGTTCGCCGTGTCGGCGACCGTGGCTCCACCCGATGCGGTCAGCGTGTTCCCAGCGTTCTTGTAGCCAGCGGTGATCGTGTACGTTCCGGGGTTCGTGGCAACGTCGCAGTGCCAGCCCTCGACAAGCGTCTCTTGACTGGACGAACCGTAGGCACCACGACCGTTCGAGTAGGACTGCGACACCTCGGAAGGCGTGAGCGCGCGGTTGTGGATGCGCATCTCGTCTGCCTCTCCTCGCGTCGTAGCCGTGTTCCCCCAGTTGCGGAAGAACTTCATCGCGGCGGTCGATCCGAACAGCGCGGAACCGGAAGACGTTCCCGACCCAAGCATCGCGCCGTTGCAGTACACCTCGGCGGTTATGACGCCAGTTGTCGCGTTGCGCGTGTAGTTGAACGCCAAGTGCGTCCACTCGGTTGCGATGCGAGGAGTGACTCCAGGTGCCGAAGAAGGCATCGCACCAGCAAGCACAAGCTCGCCTCCAGAGTTCGTGCGGCGGAACGTGGGGTAGTAGTAGTTGACTCCACCAAACGAACGGAACGCGAGGTAGCACTCAAATCCACCAGCGATCGACGTTGCGCCCCAGGAGAACAGGTACTTTTTGTCTCCAGCCGAGAACGTGAACGACTCGCCGATCTTGAACCAGCCCTCGATGCAGAAACCAGGGATCGCAACCCCGGACCCTCCACTGAGCCACGTAGACGGGATGCCCGTCATTGACGTTGCAACAGCCGTCGTGGCGTAGTTTCCAGAGCCGTTGTTGCAGTCAAGGTGCCTGCCGCGCACGCCCGGAGCGTACGTCTGCGGGTCGTACAAGACCGTGCTGTACTCGCGCTGGAAGCGATCTTGCTGGCGAGCGACAAGCACAGGCGTGGGAACCACGTACACCCAGCCGTCGTTGTTGTCGCCTCCGGTGGTGATCGGCGAGCCGCCGCCGTCCAGCTCGATGTATCGCATGAGCGCATGGAAGGCAGCGTCCTTCAGGTTCCCGGTTGTCTGCGAGATGCCGTAGAGGCCGGTCGGGAAGTCAACCACCGCCGTGATCGAGTCGGCAGCCGACGTTGCGTCCTGCGTCACCGCATGCGCGTCCCAGACAGCCTGCGCAGCCGCGTCGTCCGAGTTGTAGTCGGTCGTGACTGTCGTGCCGTCAAGCGCGGGCACCAAGAGATCGTTCGCAAGCCCAAGCGATCCAGACGCGGCCTCGGTTTGCTCCTGCCCAAGTTCAGCGTCAACCGTGTACGCCGTTGCCGTGTAACTGAACCCAGGGATCCACTCTTGGGCATTCGAGCCAAGTCGGACGTGAGCTTCAACGCCGTCGAAGTTCTCAAGTGCGTTGCCGTTGACCTGAACCCCAGTCAGCAGCGGGAAGTTCGGGTCGTCGGACTTCAGCGGGAACCCAGGCTCGGTGTCCTCGGTCGCCGATCCGATGGCCTCGACGGTTCCCTCGCCGAGTCCATAAAGCATGAAAAGCGTCGTTTCGCTCGGCAACCCGACCGTCTCCGTGAACTCGTCGAGGATCTGCGGAGCGCAGCGCATGTACCCGTAGATCACCTGCCTCGGCTGCCCTTCAACGCGATCGTTGGCGAGGCCGTCGAAGCCGTACGTGGCGCTTTCCTTGTCGCCGCGCTTCTTGGGCCCACGGGCTCCTCCGAGCAGCAGGCCGATGACAACCGACACGGCGATCGACGCAAACGTGCTGAGAAGGAACGTGCCTGTTGCTGACCCCCAGAACGACGTAGCGACACCAGGGGCGGCGATAGCTGCGGGAGGAAACGGTCCACCGGGTCGAATGCCGTAGTGAACTGCGTCTCCAGGAGACAGCGGGTCGTCGAGCGTCGCCTGCCTGCCGGCAACCGACAGCCACAGATTGTCGTGTCGGGCAAGGACGACATCGCGCACGCGCATCCCTTCGCGCCACGCGGCAACTCCCTGCTTGCGCCCGGCTGCCGTGAACCAAAGAGGCCACTCGTAGACGGTGACGTTCACAGGCCAACCCACCTGACGCATCCGACGACGCCCTTCAGCTTGCGGTACGGGATCAAGACGACTCCATGCTCAGGGATGGCGGTCAGCACGTTGCGACCAGAAACGTCAACGAGGACGCCAACGTAGTTGTGCTCGTCTTCCAGCAGTCCGAATACAACGTCACCGATCTTGTCCGGCCAGGAAATCTTGCGCCAGCCGCAGTTTCCAGACATGGCGTTGCGGATCGCTGAGTCTGCCTCACGCTGAGACAGGGGCATGGCACTCGACGGGAAATCCTCGTAGATGCGCTCAAGGATCGTTCGTGCGACCCACAGGCAGTCAACGCCAGTGTCGGGCTTGACGCCGCCGTACTTGTACGGCTTGCCGAGCATGTCGGAGTAGTAGATCACAGGGTCTCCGCAAGCTGGATTCCAGGAGCGCCTCCAAACCGGAGTGGATGGTTGGGCTCGCCGCTGCTGTTCAATATGCTGCGTGCCTCTTCGTCCTCACCGCGCTCGACGCACGCCGCAAGCGTACGACCGCATGTGCTGAAGCCTGTCCCAACGCTTTCGCCTGGGGAGTCGGGGATCACGTAGCCGCACTCGGCTGTTCCGAAGCGCCACGGGCAGTGATGAGCGATCCACCGCGTTGAAGGGAACTGCTTGCGCTGGAGGTTTGCCTGACCGATCGTGAACGTAGCGACTTGATCGTTCACCTTGCAGTTGGCGACACGACCGTCGTAGCGCATCTCTGCGTTGGGGTCTGTCAGCGCAAGGCTGTTGACAAGGCGAAGAGTGAACGGCTGCCCAATGAGTCCGTCGTACAACTCAAGCGCCTCCATCATCTCCAGGTTGACGTTGGACACGTTCACCGTGAGGTTCTGAAGGTCGCCCTTGGCGCTTTGCGTGAGGTCTCCGTGCGCGATCTGCTTGGGGTAGTACAGCAGCGGAACGCCTCCAGGTCCGAACCCGCGACTCACCACCGTCTCGAAGTTTGTGAACCTGTACCGTGTGGCGGGTGAGCTTGGAACCTCGAACTCCAAGAGCCAGATGCACGGGCTCATTTGGCGGAGCTGCTTGCTCGCTTCAGCCTGAACGGTTCCTGCCCAGTTCTTCAACGGTCAACCTCTTCGATCTGGAAGTCGAAGGAGTACACACCCGGAGCGACGAGAACAAGGTCCAGGTCTTCATCGACGAAATGGGCGGTGATCGTTTCTCCGTTGGGTTCAACCCAGGTGAACGGTATCTCGGGCCCACGGTGGTCGTCGAAGAAGTCTTTGATGTCGTCTCTCTCGGTCGATGTTGCCGCCGCAGCGCGGACCCTCCATCGACGACGCGGAGTTTCGCACCATGGCATGCGCTGAGCGTGCCGCGAGTCGTAGCGGTGCTCCATGATCCGGTAGATGCGCTCCTCCTCCACGGGCCAGTCGTAGGCCAACGTGAGCGTTCCGGTTGCTCCGTACCCCTCGCTGTACGTCGGAACGATCCCTTCCATCTCGTCGGCACTGATGTCGGGGGTTGCAGGAATCACGTCATGCCACGTATCAACGCGAAGCGTAGCCGAGGCTCCGGGGATGGCGATGAACCCCTCGCACGAACCCTGCAACAGGTCAGGCGTGAACCCGTTGTGCAAGACGCTGTTGTCGGCCTGCACGGTTGCGCTAAGCCCGACGAGGTTGGTCCACGCAGGCGA